ACCCTTATCATCATTAAGGGTTGGAACAGCAATGAAAATTACCGATGGATTTTCCGAACATACCTCGGAAACTGACTTATCATTATAAGCAGGATCCGATATTAAATGTTTACAAGTAGGAAAGCCATACTCCACAGCTTTTCCCACCATTCCGTATCCTATAATTCCTATAGATATACTTGAGTAGTTATTATTATGTCTCATATCTGTATCTATTGCTCTCCCAAATAATTTAGTTTTTTTATGAGAATATTTTGTTGTGCTTATTTTTATAATTTTTATAAAACACTACAATTTCTTATTTCCTCTAGATTGTCGTCTCCTATGGCTTCTTCACAGTAAGTTAAAAGATCCATTAATCTATAATTATCAAGCAGTCTGTCTCCACTTTCGTTGAGAGCCTGTATAAACTTATATTTAGAATTAATAGGTATATTATCATAAATATCAAAAGCAGAACCAAACTGTTCTATAAGGGTTACAGCTCTTTTAGGCCCTATCCCAGGTATGCCAGGAACATTATCCCCAGAGTCACCGCAAAGGCACTTAAAACTAATATAGCTATCGATGCTAACATCGTAGTGTTCGGACCAGGTGTCATATGTTACCTCCTTTCTTGTTACATAGCTGAATCTTGATATTTTGGGAGTAATAAGTAAATCCCAATCCTTATCAGAGGATATCAACCAAATCTTCTTATTAGATATTTTAGTAATATAAGCAGCTATATCATCCGCCTCTACTCCCTTAAATCTAAATACGTCATAATGATCTTTTAGTAACTCTATAGTATCCTCAAAATCACTAATAAAATCTCTGAACTCTTCGGCCTCAGCCTCTGTTTGTTTATCGTATTTTTCTTTACGATTACCTTTATACTCTGGTAATATACCCTTTCTATATGTTGAAGAGCCTTTATCCGAAGTAATTATTACTTCACTTGCTTTATATGAGTGTGCTAAGGATTGTACTGTTCTAAGGTAGTCCTCTGCGAAATGTCTTTTCTTTTGATGCTTGTATCTAAATGCTAGATTGAGAGCGTCTACTACCATTATAGTATCCTCATCTCCTGCTATTATTTCTTTGAAACTCTTTGCCATATCCAATCGTCCTTTTTTCTATCGGTTAAATAATCTTCTAATTTTGCTAAATAAAATCCTTCAGAAAAGTAAAGATACCTATAATCATTAACTGGCTCTTCTAAAAAAGCACAGAACCATTTACTTCTATCAAATTTAAAAACTAATAGAGGATGTTCTGCTTCATTTTCTTCTTGCTCTCTTAATGTTTGGTCCCACCATTCTTGTACTTGAGGATATTTACCTGTAAGCAATTTACTAGTAAGATGATCATCTTTATAATGTTTTACTTCTACAGAGTATTTGTTAAGTTCTTTAGGGATGTAAACATCACCTTTTAGTCCATGTTTTGCGTCTAGCGCGCCAGATAAAGGAATTCGTTCCCAATTCAAACCAGTGTACTTCCTAAGAACTACACAGAGGGCTGATTCCGCTCTTGATCCTTTTGCTTTACTTTTATTTGTCGAGGGCATCTAATTGCTCCTGTTCTATTGCTTGAGGGGATAGCCAAGTTCCTTCCGCTATTTGATTATGAGTATCAATTATTGCTTCAGGAGCAGCTGCCCCTGTAGCTACGAATATCCTTTCTCCATCTACAAATAGGTATGATATAGGAAATTGGGTAGGCTCCCAAGTCATTTGTTTAGTAGTTTCTTTATGCTCGTTATAATTAACTTTAATAAACTTCCATTCTGGTAACTCATCTTCAATTTTCTCTAACTCAGGAGTGAAATGCTCACATACAGGACAATTATCCTTGTGCCACATAACGTGCAATAAAGGAACTGTACCTATAAATTCAACTGCTTTATTTGCATTTACTTCCCTCATTGCTCTAACCTCGATGTATCTTTTATTTTAACTACGTTAATTTTAGATAACAATGGGTGTGTATAACCATGAGATACTAAGAAGGTATTTAGTTCTACTTCTTTTAATAATGTTTCAATTAACTTCTCCCTACCTGGATCATCTAATACATTTATTACTTCGTCTAAGAATAACATATTGATTTTAGACTTAGACAGTGTAGCCATTAGCTTTCTAATCGCCAATAGAGTAGCTGTATTAACTCTTGCTAACTCTCCAGAACTTAAAGCCAGTATTTGAATAGTATCACCATTGTCAGATATAACTACATTAAGTTTATCATTAGTTACTTCAAAGGTTAGTTGAAACCTTCCATCAGATAACTCAGATAAATAAATATTAGCAATCTCTTCTAAGTCCTTTACAAGATTTTCAATCTTATATGCAACTAGACCATTAGTACTAAAGGATTTCTTTAATACTTCTAAGTTAGCTGATTCATTGACTATATTCTTTAGTTGAGATTGTTTTTTGTCTAGGTTTTCTTTAAATTCTTTTATCTGATTAGTTAGGTACTCTAATTCTGTATTGAATTTAGTAGCTTCCCTATTCTCTTTTTCAATCTTACTAATTTCTGCTTGTAGTGAAGAAATACTGTGCTGAAGTCCATTTATTTGTTCCTGTATATTAAGTTCATCTTCTGGTTCTACGGATAAGTCACGGTCAATAAGAGTAGATAGTCTTTCGAACTCTCTAACCATACTTTGATGCTGAGAGTACTCTTGATTTTGCTCTCTTATTTCAGTAACTTTGTCGTTTAACTTATTAATCTCTGTAATTTTGCTACTTATAGATGAGTTAGCTTCGGCTTCTAGTTCTGCTTTAAAGTCTTCCTCTATATCTTGTAAACAAGTTGGACACTGTAATTTACCATCTAAAGCATTTAACTTCTTCATAGTAGTTTTAGCTGCAGCTCTTTCCGCTGTAAGAGAACCTATCTTAGCATTAATATCTTCTGGATCTTCTGGTTTTAGCACTACTTTAACTAACTCATTAGCATCTATTTTAACTAATAACTCTTTATATTGTTCGTTCTGTGCTATAGATCTATTAGTTGCATGAAGATTCTTTAGTCTAAGTTGTAACTCAGATACTTCCTCTATTTCTTCTGTTGAAATTACTGGAAGGTCTCTTACTTTCTTCTTAGTATTAGAGGATATCTTATGGTGGTTTAACCATTGTTCTATATTATTTATTTCACCCTTTATTTCATTCAGTTGATCTTGTACTTCTTTGTGAGCTACTTTAAAGGTGTCAAAGTATTTAATATAATTATCTAAGTTAAGTAAGTCTATTAAGAACTTCTTTCTATTTGTATCTGTAGCAGTTAGAAACTGTAGAGAGTTTGTAGTACTTTGATATACTAATTGGGAAAAGGTTTTGAAGTCTAATCCTAATATCAGCTCTAGTGTTTTAAACGTGCCTGTTGCAGTATGTGAGGATATGTCTTCTCCATCCTGCATCAGTTTAACTTTTAATGATGTTGATCTATTTACATCAATTGTATAGTTACTTCCATCAGTAGAAAAATCTAAGGATATACTGTAGTATTTAGCACCATTATGCCTATTTACTATATCAGTTTTCTTTATGCCTTTAGAATTTTTATTGAACAAAGCTTCTTCCACAAGAAGAGGGATAGAACTTTTACCTGCTCCATTTGTTCCAACTAACTGAGTAAGTATATCTGCTTCTAGATCAAGTACATTATCTTTGCCGTAACTGAAGCAATTACTCCATTGTAGCTTTTTAAGTATAATCATTAAACACTCCTAATACTTCTTTAGTTTTCTTTTCATTTAAGCCTAATATATACTGTAGATATTCGGACAATTCTTCCTCTATAGTCATATCTTTCCCTAATATTAGGGCTGCTTCTGATTTACGTTTTACTAGCTTTTTATCTAGTAATTCCATATCACCATCTACCTTAGCTAACTCTGTTAAGTCACCTTCTAATTCATATATAGTATGATTATAATGAGTTCTTTTCATCTGTTCAGTAGAGGCTACAGTCTGTCTAATTAGCTGAGGTAGCTTCAACTTCATAAATGAATAGTTAATCGTATCATTATCAAACAATAAAACACCAGTATCTACTGGGTTACGATGAAAAGAAGTAGTAACAGGACTACCAGGATACACAATATTTCTTTGAGAGTTTTCATGCGAATGTAAGTCTCCAGCTATTACCGTTTTCCAACGGTCTAGTTTACTTAAATCAATTTCAGGGGTTACGTGTGGAGGGATCTCACCTCTAACGTGTGTGAATAGTATATCTCCAGAAAAGTCTTCTGGGTTAAATTCCTTTAACTTATTGTAAGGAATAAAATCCATATTCTCTAGTTTATAGTAATCATCTATAATAGTTACATTACTATTAACAGCAGTAGTAACTTCTTTTAGATTACTAAAGAAAGTTGTATTCCTTTTTAGAGCTTCATGGTTTCCTGGGTATATAAGTGTAGGTATATTAACGTTTTTAATAAACTGAAAGTATAAGCTTAATTCATCTAAAGTAGGAAGTCTATCGAATAGGTCTCCTCCAATAATATGTAAGTCTACCTGCTTTTCCAACTTGTATATTTCTTTAAATAATAGCTCATATCTATTTATTGCCCATTCTTTAGGGACATTTTTTTGACCGAGTTTTAAGTGCCAATCAGCACTGAATAGTATTTTCATAAACTATTTTTCTCCAAATAAAAAAGTCCACAAAGAGTTACCTATGTGGACTTATTATTAAGCCTTAAAGAAGTTCTTGAACTTCTTCAGCTACTTCAGCAGGTACGCTTGAATCTGTACCACCCTCTAAGATATTTTGTTCAATGAAAGTCTTCTGATCGTCTGCACTAGGGCGACGAACAATTTCATCAATAGGCTTTAAATCCTTTAGTACCTCTCTTTCTGCATCAGTTAAAGCACGTTCTTTACATTTTAGTACTTGTAACTGATATTCTACATTGAAAGGTAGTGGGCCTGTTTTAACTTTCTTAAAACGAACATCCCAACCAGTATCTATATCAGTTGGGTCCCCTAAGTCTTCTGCTGCAGTAAGGATTTGCTCAAATAGTTTCTTCTTAAGATTTAGAATCTTTAGTTTACCACCATCTACTACTTGTACTGCATATGCCCAAGAGCATTTTAAATCTTTAAAGTAGTGTTGAATCCAGTCTTTCTCAAGATTCGCAAATCTTTCTTGTTCTCTGTCGAATGCTAAACATTCCATAGGAATACGCTTATTATCAGTAGTAGTAGTCCAATAAACATAACGAGGTAGAATATCTCCTACCATGCGAATTGTATTGTCTCCTTCATTGTATGTGTATGATTCTGCTGATGATTTCTTTGCTTTTCCTGTAACATTCTTAAATTTTATTGCCATTTATTGTTCCTCTAGTTTGAAGTGTATTTTATCTTCCTCTACGTGCAGTAAAGGATTCTGTTTTATTTTGTCTAGCTTCATATGATTATAATGAACATATAATGTTGAGTCCCCGGTCATATCGTAATCTGCATAACGTCTATAACTGGCTAATCCAACATACTCTGCCATATGCCTCATAGAAGCTCCTATCTCATTCTGAAGGAGTAGTTGTGGGTTTAGTAGATAGCTATCTCCCGTCAAATCGCTGTTGTAGAAAATGTCTTTTCTTTTATCACTTGAGTGACACGTTAGATTGTAAGTTAGTCTAGCTACCATCAGTACTATATTTTTGGGGCTACCATTAGCCAAGCTGGTCATGATTTCCCAGTTATAAAATATCACTGAAACTTCTCCTAAATTTGAATATATATTATACTAAAAATTAACCTTTTTGTCAAGAATAATTTTTCACCGTGTATCCCTCCTGTAAATAAACTGCCATGCGTGATCTGGCTTGATTAGATGCCGTTTTTCCTTTAAGCTTAATATCCACAATAACGGGGGTAAGCTTGCCCTCTTTTTCTCTTACTACTCTTCCTATTAATTGTATAAGAAGTGGTTCGTTATTGATAGGAGTGCCAAGAATAAGAACAGATAACTCATTAAGCGAAATCCCTTCGCTAAATATACTCTGAGTCCCATAAAGGATATCCGCCTCATCATCTTTGATTTTGTTAAGTTCCGGCCCTCTAAGCTCATGATTCATTTCTCCTGTAACGCATATTGCTCTTTTTCCTGTTAATTCAGCACAATTCTTTAATAATGCCACTCTATCACTAACTACTAATACTTTATGTCCTTTAGCTGCATATACAGAAGCTAACTGCGCTATTAGGTGTTGATAGTTTGGGTCATATGCTATTGTATTTACTCTTTTAGCCCAGGGAGTTCTTGCCCCATCTGGGAATCTAATGTCCGACTCTATAATATGTATATCTGGAACCATGCAGTTCTCTTTGGGAGGAACATGTACATCATACCCAAAGTAATCATTAAATACTACGTGCTTACCATCTTTTCTCTTTAGTGTGCCAGATAATCCAATCTTATACTTGGCAGGTAGTTTATCAACTATCTTAGAGAAAGTAGGTGAAGATACGTGATGCATTTCATCTAAAACTACAGTACCAAATAAATCTCTAATCTCTGGTATCTTCTTATTTAAAGTCTGAACATTACCAACTACTATAGGAGTATGAGTCTCTAACTTGCCACTACCTATAATACCTGGAGTAAATCCCATAGTTTTCTCAATTTCTTCCGCCCACTGGTTTCTTAAAGCTAATGTATGGGTGACTACTAAAGTCTTTTGTCCCAACTTCTTAACTATAGCCAGTGCTGTGAATGTTTTGCCCCAACTAGGTGGAGCATTAATAATAGTACTATCATTGACTTTATCGTATATCTTCTGTTGACTAGGTCTTAACTCAAATTTGAACTCAGGCATATCAACAGGTACTGATAGTTTCTTATCTATTATTTCATAATCATCAGGCACTAAGTCCATACGGCCAGAAGGGATACTTACTAAATCTTTAGATATTCTACCAATGTTTTTAATTATTGTAGGAGGCTGGTCTGGATTGTAAGATGGGATAACGTAAGTTAGTTCTTCATTAAGTATATCTTGCAACTCTTTACTAGCCTTTAAATAGATCCTATCAGATACGATAGCTTTTTTCATATCTTTCTCCTAGTATCCTGCTGCTTAGTAAAACTAAGTTCATACATAAGCCAAGAGCGGTCTATCTTTAGTAGTCCTACCCAATCAACCTCGGGGCTAACAACATAAGGGACTTCAAACCAACTATTAACTCCTTTAACAGTAAATATAGTTCCTTTACCATCTACGAATTTTCTAAAGTTAATAGGTTTATATACTAACTTAGCAAATCTAGTTTTCTCATACTTAAAGTACTTACCAGTATGGTCTATATAATGTTTATATACATTAGAGTATTTAATTAAGTCTATAAAAGTATCTATCTTTCGTGTTAAAGGATAGATTTGTTTTTTATCTGCTTTTAACTTTATACGTCTAATTCCTAGAGTATCGCCTTCTAAATTCGTATCATCAATTATTCTATATCCCGTGCAATCCTTTACTAATACTACTCCATCTTCTTCATAGAATCCCTCTATACCCGTACTTAAGGGGAATAGAGGATAAGTAATATCAGACCAAGTCAGGATACTGTTTTTCAAATTTACCAAAACTATAGTCCTCCCCAATATCTAAGTCAACACCAATTGGCTTTCCTGGAATAGAACATCCTCTATCCTTTTGAGTAAGTTCAGCCATCTTAGTAGATACTTCGTCAATTTCCTCGTCTTTACACTCTAAAACTATAGAGTCATGAACTAAAGCGATGATCTTTGCATCTTTATTATTCTCTAGTATCCACTGATTTAGCTCGATGCCTGCCAATAAATTAATATCAGAAGCGACAGACTGAATAAGGAAATTAATACCACTCCTAACTTCGTGGGATGCGATACCTTTATCAGTGCTAAAAACATTGCTAAGACGACGCTTACGTCCAAAAATGCTATAAATATATCCATTTGCTTCGATATCCTCCTTAGACATTGCTAACCAGCTTTTCAATCTTCCAAATGTTTCAAAATATTTGGCAATAGTGTCTTTTGCTTGTTGAATTGTAAAAGGCTTACCACTATCTTTACTAACTGTCTCCGATACCTTAGCAGGTCCAGACCCATACATAATACCAAAGGTAATAGCTTTTGCAGCCTGTCTCTGTGTGGGAGCTTTATCTTTTATCTCATCAACATTATATTTAAGATTAAAAACCATCTTAGCAACTGTAGAGTGTAAATCTCCTCCACTTTTAAAAACATTCTGTAGGTTCTTATCATTACTTAAAATAGCGGCTACATATACTTCTGCAGTAGCTAAATCTTGTTGTAGTATCTTATAACCTTCTCTGGCTCGTATACAACCTTTAACAGCTGCATTATCACGAGGTAGCTGTTGCATATTAATTTTACCACTACTAGATAAACGTCCTGAAGTAGTAGAGGTTAGATTAAATCCAGTTCTAATTCGAACATCTTTGTCTAACGCAGGGATAATCTTATCTAAGTAAGTATTCTTAATTTTAGACTTTTGTCTAATATCTAATATTACCCCAGGTATAGGATGCTCTTCGGATAACTGTTTTAGAACTTCCGCATCAGTACTAGCAGCGCCAGTGCCAGTAAGTTTACCCGTAGGAGTAAGACCTAAATAATCGAATAGTAAAATTCTTAATTGTTGGGTACTATTAGGATTGAATACCTTATCTTGTTCCTTTTCGAATTTATGAACTTCTTCATACCCATACAACTTCTCTTTAGCAGACTGTACTTCCTTTTCCATAAGTGCTTGAACTTTTACTAGTCTATCCCTATCAAAAGGAACACCATTTTCTTCTACATCCTTTAGGAACAGCATACCAGGAACCATTAGTTCTCTATATACTTTAGTAAGTGGTTTACTAGCTAATAGCTTTTTACTAAACAAGGTGTATAAGTCATATGTCACAGCAGTATCAATAGCAGCATACTCAGCTATGATATCAAAGGGGATTAAATCATATGTAAAATCTCCTTTTAATATACTATTCTGTCTACAATAACTAACCCTAAAGTCATCTAAAGCTCTGTCATAGTCTCCATAGTCAGTGTACTTCATAGCTAAAGATTTTAATCCATGAGTTCCTTGGGTTTCATCTAATAAGTAATGCATTAGCATAGTATCAGATACTTTGGGAAACTTAAAACCAAAATGATACTGAAGCATCTTTAAGTCAAATTTAGCGTTATGAAATACTACTAGTCTACTGGAGAACAGAGCTTGCATAAGTCTTTCAGTGTCTTCTCCAACACACTCGGTAGATATGTAAACACCCTGTTTACTCTCATGTGAAATGCTAATGCCCAATACGTAACCGTCTCTCGGGTATAAAGACGTTGTTTCCGTGTCACACGCAATAAATTTAACTGCATCATCCGCAAGTACTGATCTAAGATATTCATTCGCCCTTTTCTCATCTGTAATCCCCTCAAAAGTGCCTGATACTGTAGGTGGTTTCTCACCTGCAACATACTTTTCTAATTTGTTAACTGCTTTTTCAAAATGTGGTCTTGCCTCTGGCTTAAAGTTTAGCATAGCAGGATTAATCATCGGAATGAATTTTTCATCTACTAAGTGCCCTGCAAACTCTGTTACTGAACCTATACCTGCGATAAATTTAGCAGCCTCGGAACCAATGAGAACTACAAAATCGAAGATAGAGTGGTCAAATACTAAATCTACATCTTTCTTTAATAACTTCTTTACTTTTTTTGAAGATAGGTGGAATACCTCGTGTTCAAAACTAAAATGTCTACTGTAATTTACGTTTGTTGGGTGTTTGTCAACTATTGCTACTTTCATCATATAAGCTTTCCTTTATTTGTTTTATGTCTGTCATAGACAGGTCTCCAGGGTCTAATCCCTCTGGAAGTTCAATTTGTTCAATTAGAAAGATGTTGTCCAACTCTTCTTCTGCTTTCCTAGAAGCTTTCCGTCCAGCATCATCTGCATCAAACATTATGTATATCTTTCTCACACCTAGAAACTTTAGACTTTCTAGTTTACTTCTGTCAATATTATTAGCACCTAATACAGCAACGGCATTTGTTAATCCACCACTAATAAGATTTAAGGCATCGAGTGACCCCTCTACTAATATAATACTTCCATCTATAGGTTTCGTCTTAGAAGGAAATAAAGGTAAATCTACTCCTCTAGGAAAAATCATATATTTAGGGTGAGCATTACTATTTATGTATCTACCAATGAATGCTCTAATTTTTCCTGTAATATCGGGTATAGGAAAGATAATTCTGTCTTCGTGGTCTTTATGCGTAAAAGCATTAAACTTTCTTAATATATCTTTTCTAACACCTCTAAAGTCCCTATTGAAAGGAACGAAGCCTGGTGGCATTGGTAGTCCATTAGCTTCTTGTCTAATTTTTAAAATCTCTTTTTGTAGTTTCTTTACTCTAAAATCCTGCCAATCTCTGTGTACATTAAAATACTTGAATATATTACCTTTAAAGCCGCAGCTAAAGCAGTTATATGTTCCACTTATCTTATCTACATGCATAGATGGGTGATTATCTTCGTGTTCTGGATTTAGACATCTTACTACAAAATCTTGTCCTTTGGATTGGAAGTCTACCTTCCTCTCATTTAATATTTGTTCAACGTCCATTAGAATAAATCGCTTTCCTCTTTTTTAGGTTTTTTACCGATTTTAGATTTTATATCTTCCTTGTCCTCTGGTTTCAAGGCATCCTGTGGCCCAAGCCTCAAGTTATCCCAATTCATTTTACTAGTAAATTCAATCTCCGGTCCACTACGAACTTTAGTTGAAGTGAATGTAATAGCTTCATCTTCTTTAGAGTGAGCTTCAATTAGGAATGCTGCATCAGGGCTATCTAATAGTCCTTTAGCAAACCTAGTCTGACCACCATCATCAATCTGATAAGGACTTACGATAGCAATATCGTACTTCCTAGCATATTCCTTCAGTTTCTTACTAGCAAATATTTGAGATTGCCAATCATATATATCCTTTCCAATACCTGTTTCAATCTGGTTCACATAGTCTACAACAACTAAAGTAAGGGAATCCCCAAATTGAGCTTTAGCTTTTTGTAAATGTAAATCAATACTGGTAAGAGACAAAGCTCTATCATCAATAATTATAATTTGGTTATCTTTCTTTAACTTACCATCTCGCATTAACCTACGTTCTAGTTTTACTGGGTCTCTATGCTCTAAGAAGTCATCATATATTTCTTCTGCTCCTTCAAACATATCAGCCCTCATTTTAGCTAATGCAAATATTTCTTCTTTTTCTAGTGCGTTTTTCCTTATTTGGGAATAAGATACACCAGATATAATACTACTAATACGCTGGAAAGTTTCCAGTGCAGTCATTTCAATAGTAAAGAATATGGAGGTCCTACCATTGATATATTGATTAGCCACTATATTAGCACATACTAGAGACTTGCCAGAGCCTCTCTTACCGCCTAACATAATTAACTCTTCTCTATATATACCACCATACTTACTATCAAAAGTATTATTAATACCGATAGGGAAGCACTTATATTCAGTATCATCATCTTCTGGGAAGAGACTGATATTGTCCATAGTTGCTACCTTTTCATCTGTATAAGTTTTTTCGTCTAATTTTAATGCTATATTAGATATACCGGATTTTATCTCCTCTACATCCATCATAGTTATATCCTTAATATAGTCTTCCAACATATCAAGGGTAGAATTCTGTGCAAACTGATCAATTAAAGCATCAATAGCTAGATCTAAATCAATATCTGGGACTTCTAGCAACTGTAGGGAAGCTATGTCTTTTTCCAGTTTAGAATTACGTATCTTTACTTGTAAATCCGAAAAATTCGGTATCTCATTCTTATTATTATAATATTTATTTATTACATTATAAACAGACTTAAATGAGGCATCGAAGAATTCACCTCTTAACCTAGACCAACCATCAAGGCTTTGTTCTTCTAATAGTTTGTGCAGAACAACCGCGCCTATATCCATTAGTTTACCTTGTTTTGATTGTCTGTAATTACCTCATCTAACTCCGCTTCCAACTTGCTCAATATTTTAGCTCTAAGTTCTTTTATCTTACTTTTATACAAAGGGCCTTCATCGAATAATAGATTTAACTGATCTACAGTTATTATCTGTTGAATTGCAAAATAAATATTATCCCATGGGTCACTTGTGCTAGGGTATACTTTTATTTCAATAAAATCACCCAATAAATCCTTCGCACGTCGAACCGCTTCCTCGGAAGTGAAGCTGTCCAAGTCGTGAAATTTAGCTACCAGTTTCATTCTAACCTCCAGGCAATAAAAAGGCGGGATTATGACAACTAACCCCGCCTTAGGTACTATTTATTTATTACGTACTAAGCTTTTGCTGCATTTTTAGCTGCTTTCTTAGCTCCGTCATAATTAGCACAAGTCAAACCACGACGAGTAAGCATAGTTTTAACACCACGCGCAGTCTTGTCGATTGAATCTGCAATTTGCTCTACTGTCATAGAAGCGATATCGCCTAATGCACCTAAAGCATCTTCCTTAGCTTTAGCACGTGACTCTTTTTGTGCTGGGATAGCATCGATATCTCCATTACGTAGGAAAGAAAGAGCCTTACCACGTACTGAATTAATTGACTTATCCAATGCAGCTGCAATTTCTTCTACATAAGAACCACCGCTTACCATCTCAAGGAAAGTAGCTTCTTCTGAAGGAGTATAAGTACGAACAGCTTCTGGCTTTTCTGTAGGCTTAACGTGTGAAGTTAACTCCATAGAAAGTAATTTACCTTGAATGCTCTTAGCAGAATACTTACCATCAGAGAAAGATGCTGCAATATCAGCATATGTATAAGAACCACTATTGCTCTCTACGAAAGAACGAAGAGTTGCTTCTTCCTCATCAGAGAAAGTTTTAGTGTGAGTTGAAGAAGCTAGTTCTACGTCATAGCCCATTTTACGTAGCTTAGAGCTAACTGATCTTGTTGTAGTTTGTAAAGACTCAGCTGAAGTTGCTACTGTAGCCTGTGTTACAGGAGATTCAGAACCTACCATGTTAGTTAAATTTGTTGTACGCTCGTCGTTCCACTTTGGAATTGATGTTGTTGCCATATTATTATTATCCTATTAAATCATTTATTGTTAATATTTGTATACCATAGCTCTCTGCTTTGGTACGTTTACTTGATTGCTTCCCTTCTTCGTCAACTAAAAAATCAGTGTTTTTCGTTACTGAACTGGTTATTTTGTATCCCAAGGATTTTAAGTAATCCCCCGCTAAGGTTCTGTTCTTATAATCTTTTAGTTTACCGGTAATGCAAACACTTTTACCGTTCTCCCTCACAGGAGATTTTGTTCTTACAGCTGTCTTGAAATCAAAAGGTAATGAATCCAAATTACCATAAAAATCCGTTTTTTTCCATCCTATTAAACTTTCACATGCTTTTGGGCCTAGTCCCGCTTTCAAGCAGGAATCTTCGTTTATTTCATCTATATGAATAATTACAGAAGTTAGTTTAGTGGCCGCTGTGTTCCCTATTAATGGAATAGAAAAAGCCGCTATTAGAGTTGATAGGTCAGCTTGTTTACTTTCATTTATTTTACTAAACAGTTTTGTACCTAACTTTTCTCCAATAGCAGCAGTTATTTCTTCAGATGAGATAGAGTAGATATCGGGGATACAATACAAACCTAACTTTTCGATAGTCTTAGGACCGAGTCCTTTAATCTTTAGTGTTTTAGCAAAATGTTCAACCTTTTTAGTTGATTGAGCTGAACAATTTTTACTACGGCAAAAAAGTTGGTCCTTCACTAACTCTAGTTCCGAACCGCATGACGGGCATGCTGTTGGAACAATTATTTGTTTATATTGCATATCTAATTTCTCATTTTGAATGTATATTATACTAAATTTTAACCTAATTGTCAAGTTTTATTTTTTCAGATGTATCAACTAACCCGGGACACAATACAAGGAATGATCTTTCCAGCCCTAATTACCTCAACTTTACAACCTATCTCTAAGTTTAACTCTTCGATATATGCCATATTATTTAAGGTAGCTCTTGAAATCTTAGCCTCTTCTATCTCTACAGGTTCTAAGATTGCTACTGGAGTTACTTTCCCGCTTTTACCCGTTTGCCAAATTACATCTAATAAAGTTGTTACTACCCCTTCTTCTCTAGTTTTCAGTGCGTAAGCACCTCTAGGATGATGGGAAGTAAAACCTAACTCATAAAATCTTGGGTTATAATTAACTCTAAATACCCTTCCATCTTCTGGAAACATACTCCAATCTTCTTTAGTTACTGTATTAAATCCTGCTGCTTCTAATAAATACATATCATTAACGTAGGTAGTACTAAAGTAAGGTTGTACATTATAAGCAATAAAAGTTAAATCTCTTTTATTAAACTCTTTAATGTCTTTTAGATTCAAGGCTCCAGCCGCATAATTTCTAGCATTAGGTATCTCTTTAGGAGCTACTATCTCGCCAGTTATTTGTATTTCGCCTTTATTATTTAAAGTATGAGGAACAATGTTGCTGTAAATAAATTTATCAGTCACATTAACTCCTTCTTTGCCATCCCCACGAGTTAGTACCTTATGTAATTTTCCTTCTCTATACTGTATTGAGATTGCTGCTCCATCTAACTTAGGGGTTTCAATTACTTGACCTCCCAGGTCAGGAGCAACGTCCTCACCCTCAAATACCTTTTGGAGAGAAAAAAGTGGGAAGATGTGCGGCTCTTTAACGTCGGGGTTATAGCCTACATCTTCCCACTTATGGGTTTCGGCAAGCCTGTCAAATTCTTCATCAGACATGATAGGCTTACCTTTATAGTATTGTTCGCTTGCTTCTTTTAGTAGTTTATTCATCTGGGTATAAGTCTCTTATTAGTTCTTCAAAATGCTCTAGTATCGAATCTTTGGACTCAGCCAAGGATAATATTTCTACTAAAGCAGAGAATAGGTTTGCTATATTGTTAAGTTCAAAAGGTATACAAGCCCCTTCTTTAGTAGGCATATATTCCCCTTCAAAATCAAGGTAATATTTTCTTAAATGTAAGTATTCTATCTCTCGAAAAGTTGAAACAACTAATCGATACTGGGTCTCTTTTGTTGGATTTTCATATATTATTCTTTCATAGACATCGTTACTGTCTGGTTCGTTCATTTAGTATCTTCTTTTGTTATTTCTTAATATTGTAGCCAGAGGCTGAATACTTGTAACAGCTTTAGGATTTATCTGCCTATAACTATTAGTATCCCAACAAAATAGTAAAATACAATCTTTATTGACTTTTACACTATTTCGTCTACTCTGTATATACTCATTATCAAAATCAGGAGTGCATACATTATACTTTAATTTCTTACTGTTTACACTCCTATAGGTTACGACAGCATCGCCATAGGCAGCCATCTTTGCTATGAACACTTCTCTATCCATGTAACTTTACTCCGAGGTTTTTTAAATGTTCCAGTTTGCCCATTTCATACCACGGCTGGGAAGCATATCTCGCACTCGATCCTAAGATCCAGATACGGTATACATTACCATGTTCATTGTCGACTTGTATAAACTTATCAACAATTGCCGTAGTGTTGTAACGGGCAGACCACACTATTTCACCAGGTTCAAAGTTCTCAGAAAGAACTTCATCGGGGAGTAACTCGGGGTGGAAATAGTTCGTTGAAGAAGAGCGCATTGGAACGTTGTGTTGCTCTAATACTCTCTTCACAAAGGCGGGACTTCTAAATACAGATATTGCTATCTCTGACATTGGCTCTCCACGCATATAATCTTCGACTATATTACGAATTTCCGAGTCAGAAGCGGGTTTCCCTCGCTTTTTAGCCTTAAGTCTAGCATACCTAGCCTTATTGTCTAGATAGTTTTCTATAATCTTACCTAATCTAGTAGTGTTATAAGTTATATTTAATAACTGACACGCTTCCTTCTTAGTTATAGAGTTTCCTTCCTTTTCCAATAGATAAATAACATTTTCGATACTTCTGTCGTCTAGTTTTTCACCAGCTCTTGTTTTAATACCGCCTCTAGCCATATTACCTCCTATTGGAAAAGAACCTGGTAGTAGTACTACCAAGCTATTGTTTTTATTTATTTACTTTGTTTATTACGTCTGCTAAGTACTTGGCTGCCTTGCCAGATAGCTTAGTAATAATATCTTCATCAGCTTCTTGTCCTGCATCAATAATAGCAGAAGATAAAGCATCATGACATTCCTGTTTTGATACTCTTTTAGAACCTTCTCCTGAACTTCCTGATTTTTTAGCAGGAGATTTTTTAATATACACTCCTGCTTTGGTAAGAATCATTCTTACACCGTTAGGTGACTCTTCTAATTCCTCTGCTATTTCGTGAACAATCTCCATTGAAGTTTCTGGAGCAGGGTCTGCCCCTTCATACATTGATACTGCTTGTCCTTTCTTTTCATCATCCCATGCCATCTGTCTTTTTCCTTTATTATATATTAAAAAATTATTTGTCTATCTAATAACCATTTTGTCTTTATTAAAACTTCTAAAATAAGACCCAAAGCCATTAGATTGTAACCATTTGGTTCTCTTTTTATGCGCCTCGTCAATATTATCTTGCAATGCCTCTAATCCCTCTGTAAGTTCTTTATATTCCCCTTCATTCAGTTCTGTAGTGTCTATTGTAAGATAATTATTGTTAGGTTTGGTTAGTATAACTGCTTTTCTTAGTGTTACGTCTGTAGGTGTTTTGTTGTATTGAAATTCAATCTCATTCATTCTAATCTCTCTGTTTATTGTTAAATTTATCATTTTAAAAAGTATATTATACTAAGATTTTATCAAAAAGTCAAGAACTATTTTTCAAATGTCCATATGTAACTTTTTTAATAGTATATTCTCTGGTTGGTCGGCGCACCCTAAAAAATGTTGGTATTTCTCTCTTATTTTACTTCCAATATTTATATGAGTCCGTCGTACGCACTCCGTTGTCTACAAAATCGGTATTTCTAGTTGTGTTAGCCTTTTTTCTAAGCTGTGCACACAATAAGTCATACTTTTCCTGTAATTCTTTTAATTCTATCTTTAATTGGTTGTTTTCGTACTCTAATTGTTCCATTGTTGTTATCCTATAAGTCGTCTAAGTCAAAATCCTCATCTAAGGAACTATCTATAGCTGCAACATAATTAACTGACTCAATCTCTTGAGGAGCAGACTTAATATGCGAACTATCTAAGTAATTGTCAACCCAAGGTAGTGGGTTAGTCTTTACAGATAACCCCAGCCTACTTGGTTCCATACCAATATTAGTCATTCTAACTGCGAAGATATAATCCATATACTCTTTTAGTATAGCTGCATTCATACCTATAAGAGGCGAACCCTTACTAAACAGATGGTCTACCCAGTCTTCTTCTTCCTTGTACGCTACTTCAAATAACGTATACATTTCATCTTCCATACTAGCTGCTACCTCGACAAACCCTTCTTCTGAATCAGTTCTTAGCATCTTTAGTACCTTTTGGAATACGTCTAAGTGAATCATCTCATCTCTAGCAATAAGTTTAAATATATTACTAGAACCCGCAAAAAGTTTAACAGGTTGTTCGGAGAAAGACCAAGCCGTGACAAAAGTAGCAAAGAATCTGATGCCTTCAAACATATTGAGTACCATAGCACTCTTATAAATAGCCTTTCTAAGTTCAGCATCATTAGTTCCTGGGAATGGTAGCATTGGTATAGCTATACCGTGATCTATACAAGTTATATTAGCCTGATGGTGATCCAACGTTGTGGTAGCACCTTTGAAAGCTCCTAGTATAGACTCTGCTCTCTTTTGTACAAAGTCGTCTTGTATAATAGAATCAATAAACAGGTCTACGTCATTAAATATAGCCCTAACCATTTCTGTATAAGACTCTGAGTGTAATAACTCATTATTTTGATGATTGGTTAGATATAGCTCCCATTCTGGATTATTACTAATACCACTATTATTAAACAGTTCTAATGGACCTCTACCTGCACAACTATCTAATGCAATAGCAAACTTTAATCCTTTCTCAAAGATATGTTTACCAGCCTCTGTTAAAGAGTCAAAGTCTGCCTTCTCTTTAGATAAATCAATCTCATTCTTAGACCAATTACCAATAGCTCTCATTTCCTCAGCTGCTTCTAATATCCAAGGATACTTAGGATCGTGGAAAGTTTGTATATTTCTATTACTTACATTATCCCCTAGGAATAGTCGTGTCTCTTTACTCTTTACGGTTGTTCCTAAGTTAAATAGTTTCATTTAAAACTCCTTCATTAATGGAAATATTTTAGCAATCTCTCTAGCACACGCTTGCGCTACTTCAATATGTTCTAGCTGTGTACCATTAGAACTTCTAAGTTCAATGTAATGTACCCAGCTTCTAAGTGTGCCATTCATATACATTCTGGACATTGTATTACCTTCTGGTAATACTACTCTTGCTTGTTCCTTTGCAATATTATTATCAATAGCAAACTGGTAAGCCTCTTTAGCCGCATGAATAACCTTCTCCTGCTGCATTCTCCACATTGACGCTAATCTAGTATCATCAACTTTTATTGAGTTTTGTCTATTCTTAGGGTCTTGTAAACGTGTTTCACGTAGCATAAAGGTTAAATCTTTTGTTGGATCAGCATATCTTTGACTAAACTCTTGGAAACTAAAACTTCTGTGTCTTAGAATCTGTCTAGCAATATCTCTTGTAGTTTCAATCTCTAAAGTAGCACTTACCATCTCTAGAGGGGACCAATGCTTATACTTAATTAGATATTTGATTAACTTAGCATTGGTTTCTTTATTAAATTGATTACTAGGGTTAGATACTCTAGCACAGAATGCTATTAGGTCTTCTGCATCTAGTAACCCTTTTTCAAGCATCTCCGCACTAGGAGTTGAGTGTGATATTAACTTAGCACTAGTATAAGAAGACCCCGTATTTAGGGCTGTAAACTCTTTAGTCCTGACTTTAATATGCTGATTATCTTTAGGTATTGCTGGCATCTTCCCTCCTTTGTAATTCTCTTTCTATATACCACACAGCTTTGGTTAGGTCTTCAATGCCGCCATCGCTGTGTTTTTCATCTGCTCTCCAAATATACTTCATAGCATTTCCTAAACAGAAATTCATATGCTCTGTAACTTGAATGGCCTCAACCCCTGAAGGATGAGCCTTGTAATGATCTGGGTTAATATTATCCATTATATACTACATGCTCCACTTTCACAACCTTCTACGATTGTTTCACTAATATTCTCTTTATCCTTACTTCTAATATAATACAGACTCTTTAGTCCATACTTATAAGCTGTAATGATATCCCTTTTAACTCTATTACTATCTAATATCTTATTTGGCAACTTAGTCAAGTCATACCATTGGTTTGTACTCATACCTTGGTCAATAAACTTCTGTAAGACAGCCATTAGTTTTATATACTCTGATGAAGTGTTACCTGGCATATCCCAAGCCTTCATATAGTATGGCTCTTTCTCAAAGTCAGGTACAAGTGACTTAACTGTAAAGTTAGATGCCTCAAACGTATCTGTTGTACTCTGAATTGGATCAATTCCTTGTGTACTATTAGATACTAATGAAGATGAAGCAGTTGGTGGAATTGCACTAAGTGTTGTATTCCTTACTCCAAACTTAACTGCTCTATCACTCAAGGCATCCCAGTCACATAATAAGTCATTTGGCGTAATTTGATCCACGTTGGTATTATATGTGTGAATTGGCATAACTCCTTTAGAGTATGCACTTAAATCAGAGTACTCACAAGCACCCCTTTCTTCAGCTAAATCCACGCTTGTCTTAATTAAACCGTATTGGAACCGTTCGGCCCATTCATGAGTTAACTTCTTCGCTTTATTTGTTCCTAGAACTGCTTCATTCTTTGCTAGGAAGTGGGCGAAGTCACTAATACCAATACCTAAGAATCGATAACCTCGGGTAGGATACTCAGTCGCATCCATAGGGTATTCTTGTACATCAATTAAGTTATCTAAGAATCTTACCATAATATCAGTAAGCCCATCCATCTCATCTATTGACTCTAGCTTACCAAAGTTTACACACCCTAATATACATAGAGCAACCATACCATCATCTAAATCATATTCGTGTATATGTCTGCCTGGTGTACTTTTTAGTCCTCCAAACATAACAGACTTAGTAGGTAAGAATATTTCACTACATAGGTTAGTTTGGGTTATCTGTTCTTTAAACATTCCTTGTTGGTTAACATTGTCAATGAAGTGAATGTATATACGTCCAGTACCTACTCTCTCTTTTACTAACTTATTAAATATTTCGACTGCTGGTAGAGACTTCTTACGTATGCAAGAATCCTTTTCATACTTCTCGTACGCAGCTTCAAACTCTTCTGGGTTACCATAGGTTGTGAACAATTCCGGAACTTCCTCTGAACTAAATAGAGTCCAGTCTTTCTTCTTTAGAACACGTTCGATGAAAATATTTGGTAAGCCAATTGAATAGTCGATAAAGCGAGCGCGGCTAGTATTACTACCTTGATTATTTTTGTATTCGAGAACATCCATTATCTCCCAGTTAAATACAGGGTAGTTAACCACTGTAGCTCCAGAACGTAAACTGTTCTGAGTGAACTGCTTGCTAGCAGCTTCTATTGATTTTAATAAAGGTAAAGCACCTGTATGTTTTACTGTGTTATTCTTAACAGGAGCCATAATACCACGTATTGGTCCCATATCTACACCGATACCTGCTCTGTTAGCTGTCATAAGAGATAAAGCGTACTCAGAAGCTAAAATTGATTCAGTAGTATCTCCCATCTTTAATAGACAGCACGAACTAAACATTTTTAGTTGTGTGCGAACTCCACTAATAATAGGGGTAGGTAAACTAATTTTATCATCTTTGAGAGCATTATACATTCTAATAACTAACTCTATACAATTATCTTCTAAAGCAAAGATAGTCATAGCAATAAGCATAAAAGTCTCTTGGATCATTTCTAATCTTCTATCTGTCTTAACATCCTTTATTAGATACTTACTATCTAATTGAACAATAGAAGAATAAGGACGAGCGAAGTCATTATCATAATCCATAACAGACTCTAACATATCAATCTCTTCTTCAGAGTATAACTCTAGTATAGTCGCATCGTACAATCCACTATCTACATTTAATTTAATATATTCATAGAATGATATAGGATTGAATGTACCGTATACTTCTTTACGCATTTTAGTTACTAGAAGTCTACCTGCAAATATAGAATAGTCTGGAGTTTGCGGATCAATTTTTTCTGCTGCAGACTTAATTAAGGTTTGCTGAATATCAGAAGTAGTCATACCATCTGCAAACTTAATGTGGGCGTTAATAGCTGTGTCACTTACTGATACATCTAACTCTCTACCCAAATCTCCTTTCTTGCAATTCTCTAGCATTGCGTGTATTTTATCAATATCCAGTGATTCCAGCTCACCGTTTCTCTTAGTTACTTTCATTTTCCTCCTTAGTTTATCTAGTTAACTTTTCTCTAGTTAAATTTCTAATTTTTTATAAGATATTATACCGTTTTTTCACCTTAATGTCAAGAAATATTTTTAGTAGCGACAAACGAAAAAAAGCCCTGCAATATAGCAGAGCTTTTCTAGTCTATCTTATAAATTTACTTATTAAAAAGTTTGTACAGTACCGCCGCTGCTACCAAACCTACCAGTCCTTGCGCACCTAACTGTGCTACAATTCCTGTGATAGTTCCTATGATATCACCACCTATAAATGGTACTGTACCGCCAAAAATTATCTGTAAAACAATGGTCAAAGCAATTAGTGCTATACCTGCTTCTGTCCCGGCTTTTATCCAGCCTACAACTTTATCTAACATAAAATAGTCTCCTTTTTTATAAAATTTGTCATCATTGACAAGTTCTAAATTATACCAGGTTTTACAAAAAAGTCAAGTGTTATTTTTCTTACCTATTTTATTAATACTTATACAAATGTTACTTTACTATCTACTCTATACCATGGTAGGTATAGATAGAATCAGTGCTATCATTATTACGAATAATATTGGCATATATTTTCCTATTTTTTCATTTTCTTTTTAGCATCCTCAAACTGTTCTAAGGATGGAACTCTTTCCGCTAGGGGGTCTTCTATCTTTAATTCTTTTAGTCTATCTTTATACTCATTTGCTAGCATGACTAGCCTATGGTAACTTAATATCATTTGTATCTCCAAAAAGAGTTTCCGTAAAACTCCGTTAGTAGAAAAGAAACTGCTATAATAAGTAGTGGGACTAATACTATCCAGGCTAATAGGTATACTAATATAGTTATCTTAGTCCAGGTCCAGGAGGTAAAACATTTCTTTTCAGCAAGATAATGTTCTAATCTCCGTAACATGCTAACTAATAATTACTAGTAGTATAACAACTACTGCCCAGAAAGCTGCTAGCTTTTCTTCCTCACTCATATTATTTTTCATCACGCTTCCTATGACCATTCCAGGCCCACCAGCCTCCTAGTCTAAGAGCGTAATAGGCAATAAAGTTTATTACTTTAAAACCGTTGTCTGCAATTGCTACTTCTCTAAATATTTCATCAAAATATTTTTGATCGTGTAGTACAGAGGTATGTCCATCTCTCCATTTTAACCTAGCATATTTGTATCCATAATCATGAATTAAACCTGCCATTAATAAAACGCCCATAGGACTTAACCAACTTCTAAAGTACTTAGGTACTGATGCGCCATCAAATACAAATCCTTTCGGAATCATATATTCCATGGTATTCAGGCGGAAGTTCCAATCCTTTTCAATCTTCCATTTTCTCGTGGTTATTATCCACATAAAAATAGCTGCAAAAAATCCCTTGTCCTTTGTTGGCATAGCCATTGGACTCATTACCGGCATTTCTTCGTAATCAAATTGCATATAAAACCTCCTTATATCAACCTTCTTCCTTTTTAGTACCCCTCTGTGTGAATTAAATATTTTGCTTGAATATAGGCTTTGACTAAACCGCTTCTAACTATGTCCTCTACTTCAAAATGATTTATAATAAACCAGTTTGGCATTGATTTTATTACTTCTACAAACTTATCTATGTCTTTATCTTTATACTTTGTGAAGTCTGTTTGCATAAAATCTCCGCAGAACAATGCTTTAGAGTCTTTACCTAATCTTGTTAATACTGAATCAGCTTCGTGAGAAGTACAGTTCTGGAACTCATCCATTAATACAATACAGTTATCTAATGTTAATCCTCTAACATAAGATGTTATCATAAAACGAATAAGACCATGCTTTACTAATATCTCGTAAGCGTCATCTCGCTCAAATAGTTCAGAGCATATCTTTTTATAAGGTAGCTCATATATTTGAGACTTTTCATTCAAATCTCCTGGCAGAAACCCAATATCTCTAGTGGGTACTGCACTTCTAACTATTACAATTTGATTCACATTAGAACCAGGTTGCATAGTATCCTTAAATGCTTTATACAGGCTTAAGAATGTTTTACCTGTTCCAGGGTAGCCTATTAGTAATTGACTTAATCCCTTATCATAGTTATCAAAAAAATCTTGTTGTGCTGAAGTCATTGGTTCTACTTCTTTTAAACTAAGATTTAACTTAGCCAGTATACTGGCTCCACTTATAATCCGTTTTTTCTTGGACATATATTATTCTTTTCTCATTTTTCGTTCCACCTCTAGGTCTCTTTTTAAAATGTCATACTTCATCTTACGTTTGGCCCTCCTCTGAGCGGCCCAGGGTCCTATAACGCTAGTAAATAGCAGGAACCCTATAATTGTGTACATAACATATTCGAATAACTCCTTCCATATGAATGCCCACATTTGTTCTTTACTCTTTATATCCTCTATAGTATTCTCAGGTGGTAGTACTTCATCTATAACAACGCTAGTACCTAGATTTATTATAGCGGGTATTGGTCCTGCTACAGCATATGTGATTGCTGTAGTGGCTCCTGTCTTCGCTACATTCCTAAGCTTAAGTGATTCACACCCACCAATCATGATAGATAAAGAAAGTATTAAAGCGTAAAATTTCATTGCTATTTCTTTAAGAATCCTTCTGTTAAGTTGTATATAAAGTTCTCTCTCATATCCTCATCTAACAAAGGTAAGGCTAATACTGGTATAAATACAACTGCTATAGACATCCATACTAAAGAGCTTATACACCAGTGCCTACACATAACATGCTCTGGATTAGCTATCCGTACCAAGCTAATCGAAGGCCTGTAGATCTGAATCCAAGTTACCATAGCACCTGATAGTGCAAATAAAAAATAATAAACTAACCATTCCATAATAAAGTCCTTTACTAACAGCTCTAATGGCACAAGTTAATAAATTCATCTAAGAAACAACACTGAACACTAATTGGTTCAGTTCTTTAGTCCTTTTTTTATACAAACGCATTCTTTGCGCTTCAATGATTTAATAAAGTGCAACTCTGTTGCTGCTACCTCTGGTGTAGAATTATCTACAAACCAGTGTTTTAAATTGTTATTAGAAAGTTCAAAACAGGACAAGCATTCCCCAAATTTAGACAATTCTATATTAACTTCTTTAACCCAAGTAATATAGTTATCCTTGCTCATATTAATTCTCTGATCATAAGGGTTTATCCTACTGTTGTTCCTATTTTCTCTAATATATTTAACCATCATACTTTATTTAACCAAAAATGTCAAGTGTTATTTTTCTTTGATATCCAAGTCTAAATAACCCTCTACCTGTCTTAAACCGCCGGGAAAATGTATATAAAAGTCTTTAGTAGTCATATTAAATGCTTCTATCTTTAAAGTCCCTGTCTCTATGTAGTATCTTCTTGCTGTCGAAATCATATCTTTATGAAAACTTGTTAATTCCATCTTAGTCCTCCAGAACCAAAAAAACCCTCATTAAAAAGGAGGGCTTCATCTTTGTATTTTATTATTTTAAAACATACTTGAAATAAGTACGCTTTAAAATGTTCTCTGATTTTTAGAACCGCTGTTAGGTCGACTACTAAAAGGGTGGCTCAAAGAACAAAGCCAGGTCAAGCTTAGGCCTGTAATCCTATACGGATAGTACGAGGTCGAAGCTCTTGGGGCACGTCTACATTTAGATTTACTGTGAGTATTCCGTCCACTAATTCTGCATTGTTTACATGCATGTGGTCTGCGAGTTTAAACTCTCTAGTAAAGGCTCGATGGCCTATGCCTTTATGTATAAAGCTAGGTTCAACGTTTTCAGCGTTTCGTCCTACTTTATCTCCTATTATGGTCAGAGTGCAGTTATGCTCCTGAATGTCAATTTGATCTTGTGACCATCCGGCTAGCGCCATTTCTACAACATATTTAGTATCGTCGTACTTAAGTATATTGTAGGGCGGGTAGTTAGATGCACCGTGATTTATGTTATTAAGGTCTTCGAACAATCTGTCAAAGCCAACCATTAAGTTATTAAAGGGTATGTGATTTCCCATTATTTTTTTCTCCTTTTCAGTAAGATGCCCTGAGTGCAGTAGCTACTCAACAGGGACAGAGTAAATGCCGAAAAAATAAAAGCTTTTAAGTCCTTTATACTTCCGCGGCTCCTTCAATGTTGGTGGAACACGTATGTACCCACTTCCATTAAATATGTTGATAGTTTTAATACTGAAAAAAGTTATATTGATTTCTCAATTTATTAGTACAATTATACCTAAAATGGATAAAAAAGTCAAGTGTTATTTTTTCGGATGTGTAGTTCCCATCTTCTACAACTAAAAGAAGGCGATACTTTAGACTCTAATAGCCAACAGTAGGGCTTCCCCCATTTCGCTCTGTTCTGATTAGTGTAGTGTTTGCAATTTATACACTTCTTACTCTTCAAACTCTAATAAACCTTGCTCTTCCAGATATTCGACCGTATTAGTAATCCCCTTTTTATGACCTAGGAAATAGGAGACACTAGATGAGATAGCTACAAATATAACTATTGCTATTTCGTAGTCACTCATGCGGTATCCTTACATAGAGGACTATTAGGTTTACGTTTACATCTATAAAAGCCGTGCCCCATAGTTTTCTTATGGTAGTCATTTTTCTTATGACCTTTAGGTATTGTAAATCTTTGTTGTTTACTCATTATAGTATCTCCTTAGTTTAATTATTAGTTCCATTTACTGTTTTTATGCCATTCCCAATTTGGCATGTAAGCTTCTTCT